TGGTTGGCGAAGCCTCGCCCTCTTTCAGAGAGTTTATCCTTTCAAAACATTAGAACAAAATGCCAAGCGGAATAGAATAGTGAATTTCCTTGTGCTTCAGGTATTTTGACATAGTTTTTCTATGTAATGGTAAGTTTAACTGAAATTTCACAGGCAGTAAACAAATCTGTTAGCTGGCTTTCTCGCAAAAAGCAGGAGGGAATGCCACAAGACAGCATTGAAGCCGCAAGGGAGTGGCTGGACAGGCATCGCACAAGGCCAGAGCGTTCCCCAAATGCCATGCCACCACCAATGCAGGAGGATGGCGAGGAGGCAGATGTACCCACAGCCAACAGCAGTGACCTGCTTCGGGACGATATTTATGGCTGTCTGGCTCGATCCAAGCAAAGTGAAAAAGTTGCCTATGCCCTTTTGCATCAGGCTCAAGCCAATCGTGACCACGCTCGCCTGCCCAATCTGGTGAAGGCACATCGAGAGGCACTTCGTGGAAGGCTTGAGGCAGAAATGCGTGTTGAGGCACTCCAAAGAGCTACTGGTTCTGTTATAGGAACTGACTTGGCAAAGAATATTCTCTCAAGGCACATGACCACAATTAGGAATCTTATGGAAGGCATGCCCTCAAGATGCAGTCGAAGGTGCAATCCCAGCGACCCAGAGCTAGCCAAAGAGGTTATGACTGATGAAATTGAAAAAATTATAACAGCCATTCACAAAACTCGTGGTGCCTTTGGGGATCAAAAACCAATTGACATCGAAAAGGAGGTTCCGCTAGAAAACGAACATGAGCAAAAAGAATGAAAAAAGCGAAAGCTATCCCTGTCTTAAAAAAATCAAGTTATCCGAAATCAAAGGGGCTGAGTACAATCCTCGCAAAATTAGCAACGAGGCACTTGGGAGGCTTACCAAAAGCCTTGCAGAACTCGGCGACCTACAGCCCATTACGGTCAATGTTCGAACAGGAAACACCATTATTGGGGGACACCAGAGATTCAAGATTTATCAGGCCATGGGTCGAGAGGAGATTGATGTATGGCTGGTTGACCTTTCCGAAGAAAAAGAAAAAGCGGCTAACCTTGCCCTTAACAACTTGGCTGGCGAGTTTGATACAGAAGCCCTCAAAAATCTTATCGAGGATATTGATAACTCAAGCCTCGATCTTCAAATCACTGGATTTTCGGACGACTACATCAAAAATCTCATGTCTGCCACTATTCCAGATGGCCCGCTTTCTCTTGACCCAGAAAGTGCCACCAGTGGCGAGGGAGTTGCGACTGAGGCTGGCGACTATACTCCCCCATCTTCGTCAATCCGCATGGTTCCTGTTTATCTCACAAACGAGGAGCATGACGGATTCCTCGAAAAAGTGCGAAAAATCAGCGATGCGTGGAAAACGGAAACAGCCACGGACACGATCAAGGCCTGCGTAGAAAAAGCCTTCGAAGGTATTGCACCCAAAGTTTGACAAGGCAGTTTGCTGTATGAGGATTATTCGCCTTACCACATGCCTTCCAGACGAGGAGGTTGATAAACTTGGGGGAACGCATCTGCCTGAAAACTGCTATGACCATCTGATTCAAGAGGATGCAGAAGTTTACAAGCCAGACGGAACGCTTCTTCTGAAGTTTCGCAAGGGAATCCTACCCCTAGACTTATGCCAGCGTTCCTACGAGTCGGTACGCTCGGCGGCAACACCCAATGAAAATCGCGGAATGGCTGGCGGAATCCTGACAGACGAAAAGGCGAAAGAGCTTGGAATGGTGAAAACAGGCGGAACCTCTGGTCGTGGCAAGGGTGTGCGTGCAAAAAGAATCAATGCAGATGGAACTTTAAGCAATACCAGCGTGGCAATCCCAGTTTTGTCTGGCGTGATGGGATCAATGGATCGAAATGCGAGATTTCCGTACTGTAGGACTACAGCCTGGAATAATGCCAACCCAGAAAAGTTCGCAAAAGCCATGCCACTTATTCAGCGCATCAGTGACATTTTCAAAAATGAAGTGCCAAATCGGTGGCAGGCGCAGAAAGATCGTTGTGATAAAACTGCCGAGGAGTGGGTAATTCCAAACACAGTTTTCACCACAATTACGGTAAACAAGAACTGGCAGACTGCAGTTCACAAGGATCAGGGCGACTTGGCAGAAGGCTTTGGCGTGATGTCGGCCTTTTCCGCAGGTGGCTATGGTGGCTGTTACTTGGTTTTTCCAAAATATAGGGTTGCGGCAGATATGCGTACTGGTGATGTGATTCTCTGCGATGTACACGAGTGGCATGGAAATACCCCCTTGGTTCCCCAAGAAGGAAAACCGCACGAAAGAATCAGCTGTGTATTCTACTATCGTGAGAATATGCTGAAGTGCGGAACCGCACGGGAAGAGCTAGAAAATGTCAAAAAGCGTGTACGAGGCTCAGGACAACCAGTTTACTCCTAGTCGAGAAGTCGCTGTTATTGCCTGCGGAGAGCCAAACGGAAGGCACTCTCGAGAGGCAAATCTAGTAGCCGCAAACTGTTTTTTTAACGGACTGAACCCACATATATTTTACTTTTCCCCGCACACAAGCAGATTTCTAACCACAAAAAAGTTTATAACCCAAAGCGGATTTCCAGTCACAGTCTGCGGATCAACGCCACAAGCCTCTTTTGCCGTAATTCAAAAGCTAGGAGAGTACTACACAAGAACTTGGATAGGGATTGCCCCAGAGGTTCCAGAAACATATGATGTTACTCGTGAAGGGGTTTTATACCTTTGGAGGCAAAGGCCAGAAAGGGATATTGTTTATAACAATATGCCAATGGAGGATGCCCTTGTGAACTGGGGATTTGACCACCTTAAAAATGTTAAACTCGTGGTGTGCCAAACGACATCCGAAAAAATACTATATCCCAAGGACATATCTGTTGTTTCAGAAGCTGAGACTGAGGCCAAAATTCGCAGTCTTTTATGAACGAACTCGACCTAGAGCAGTTTGCCAGCGGAATGTGGGCACCAAGGAAAAAGCTTTCTGTTCGTGAGTGGGCAGAGGGAAACTTGGTTCTTTCCGAGCGTGTTTCCTCAAGTCCAGGTCCATACTCCACAATCCTTACTCCCTATGTTCGCGAGCCACTTGAGGACTTTAAAGATGAAAGCGTAAGGACAACGATTCTCTGCTGGGGAGCGCAGACCGCCAAGACCACAACCATTCTCGCTGGCCTTGCTTACAGGCTGGACATGAACCCAGTTCCCTCCATGTGGGTGATGCCAAATGAAAATCTAGCTCGCTCCTTTTCCGAATATCGCTGGTTGCCAATGGTGGATGACTGCCCTGCCCTTGCAAGGCATAAGCCATCCAACACAGACAAGTATAAACTAATGGAACAGCATTATGACAAAATGTCGTTGTGGTTTTTCGGCAGTAATAGTCCTGCGAACCTTAGCTCTCGTAGCGTAGGTTTGCTAATTTGTGACGAAACTGACAAGTTTGCGGAGGCATCTTCCAAGGAGGCGGGAGCCATTCAGCTTGCGGAGGCGAGAACGAGAACCTATCCGCTATCTCTCACGATTCAAACCTCAACTCCGACCACGGAGTTTGGATACATCTGGCAGTCTTTTCTGCGTGGAGATCAAAGATACTATCATGTTCCCTGCCCATTCTGTGGAGATATGCAGGTTTTAAGCTGGCCGAATGTAAAATGGGATGAGACAGCCAAGAATGAAAATGGAGAGTGGGACAACGAGCGAGTAAGGGCAACCGCCTACTACGAATGCCCAGCCTGCAAGGAAAAGATAACAGACGGCCACAAAACCAAAATGCTTCGCCTTGGCAAGTGGAAGCCTGCCAACCCAAACCCAGAGCCTAACATAAAGAGCTATCACCTTTCTGGATTGTATAGCCCATGGGAAACATTTGGAAAGCTTGCAGTAAAGTTTATCAACGACAAGAAAAGCATCATGGGGCTACAGGATTTTATCAACTCAGTCCTTGCCCAGCCATGGGTGGAGCAGAGCGAGGAGGAACCGATTCGTGTCTCTGGGTCTGGATATCGCCTTGGAAGCAAGTGGGAGGACGCACAAAGAAGAATTATTACAGCAGACATTCAGGAGGCTGGAGGATTCCATATGTGGGTAGTGATTCGTGGGTGGAAACTGGATGGCTCCTCACGGCTTGAATGGTGCGGAAGGCTCGAAACATGGGACTCCCTTCGTGCGATGCAACTCGACTGGAAAGTTGACGACAAGATGGTGTTTTGCGACTCTGCCGACCAAACAAGGGATGTGTACTATAACGCATGTCGTTATGGGTGGACTTGCCTTCTTGGTAGTGACTCCCCCTTGTTTGCCCATACCAGCGGGAAGGTAAGGGTGAATCGTCCGTACTCAGCCATGCAGTGGGGCGACCCTCTATCTGGAACTGGGAGAAACGCTGTTGCAGAGGGACTACAACGCCAAAGATGCCCAGTTATTCGCTGGTCAAACCCAACCATCAAAGACATGGTTCAGATGCTTCGGATAGGCAAAATGGGCAAATGGGAGATTCCTGACGATACTCCTGATGATTGGCACAACCACATGAACGCCGAGGTAAAGAGGCCTAAATACAATCCCCTGACTGGCAGAACCAAGCTCGTGTGGCACAGGCTGAAAAAGGACAATCACCTTCGGGACTGCGAGTGTATGAACCTTGTTGGAGCGATGTTGTCAGGCTGTATGCCAGTTCCGCAGGAAAGTGTTGTAGAGGGCAAGCTCGATGGGATAAACCAGCCCAGTGAGCAAGCTGAAGCTGGCATTGGCTTGGATTCTTTATCACATCGGGGATAAGTTTTACTGGGTCATGGCAAATATCCTTGGTGGCCGTGGCTACTGGCTATATAGCAGGCTGATGTTTCTTTCGGTTCGCTTTGATAGGAATGGGGTTATTTGGCATAAGGTAAAAGATAGCGATGATTAAGTTGACAGGGATATAAATAGCATGGCAGTCCAAGGTGTTTATTACGGACTTCCCCTCGCCACGATAGAAAATATTCGAACCGAGGCGATCAATGCTATTGAGGCCATCCTGAAAACAGGGTCTTCATATAGCATTGGAGGAAGGCAACTTACGAGAGCAAACCTCTCGGAGCTACAGAATACAGTAGCAGAAACCACGGCTGCCATTCAAAGGCTCTCTGGCCCGACCAGCAGAATCACGAGGGTGTATTCTGACTTTAGCGGTGGTGGCAGGAGTTGATATAAATAGCGATAAATATGAAAGGCAAAATTCAAGATATTATCGAGAAGCTAGACGCTCTAATTAACTTTTATGACCCATCGCAGGCTAGAGACGAATCTGGAAAGTGGAGCGGGTCTGGTGGAGGCTCATCCAAGTACGGACACTCATTTGTATCAGACTCAGAAGCTGACAGAATAAAAAACTCTTCGGACACTCAATCGGTAGTTGCAGATCATCTTGATAAGGCTATTGAAGATGCGGAAAGCGATGATCCTGAGGTGTCAAAGGCCATTGACTCCGCCAATGAAGCGGTTAATACGGTTGGCAAATTTGTCGAGCAAGATAGCCCAAAAAATTATTACTCAAGGCTTAGGGGTCTTGTAAAGGAAGTTAGCAATATATCTGATAGTCTTTCTAAAAGTGACTCCAAGACAGCAAGGAGAAATTCAGATGCGTTTGCTGCACTTGCCGAAACCATTAGCGAAATAGGAGAAATTTTCAGGAAAAATACATCTGAAAAAAGTTAAATGCCACAGCTAAACCTACTAGAAAAAGCGATCAGCACGATTAGCCCAAGCTTTGGGATCAAAAGGCTTGCGGACAAGTGCAAGCTCACCGAGTTTAATCGCTTTGCTGCTGCCTACCCCAACAGGGATCGCAGACCTTCTCGCCCTCTGTCTGGCGGGGAAGGATACACGGCAACATTTGAGAGAATCGAGCTTATAAAGGCCGCTCGTGAGCTTGAAGATAATAACCCGATCATTCGCTCAATCCTTCTAAAGTTTTCCCAGTATGCCCTCGGAAATTTTCGCTATATGTCCCGAACTGGAGATCGTCAAATTGACCAGATGTATGAAGACTACTGGATGTCTTGGTGCAAAAGGGCTGATTTTTTTGGACGGCATAGCTTCCAAACACTTTCCCACCTAGCCCTGCGCTCAACGCTTCGAGATGGAGATGTTGGTTTTGTTATCACTCGAGAAAACTCTGAAAACGGAATTCCAAATCCTGAAAGCGAGATTCGCCTGCAAAGCGTGGAGGCTGACCGAATCGGAGGAAACTTCGACAACCCAACATCCTCCCAAAACTACATCGGGGGAGTCATGTTTGACGACAATGGCAGGGCAACCGCCTATAAAGTGTATCGCAGAACGCAGGGGGTTGCGTATGTGGCACCACAGGAAATTCCAGCTTCATCATTTCTCCTGATTTATGACCCGCTCCGACTTGATGAGGTGCGTGGGCGTAGTCACCTTGCCTCAGTAATCAACTACTGCAAAGACCTTCACGAAACCTTGGACGCTGAAAACATGGCGGTTAAGAACGCCGCTTTTCGCACGATGGTCGTTACAAACAATCTTGGTTCCGCTGACGACCCAGCTTCTTACTTCAACCAAGGGGAAACGGATGCCTATGGCAACCTGATGAACTTGGAAACCATGCAAAAGGGTCAGATCAACTACCTGCCAACTGGTGCAGAGATGAAGATGTTCGAGTCGGGTCGGCCATCCAATGCGTTTCACGGATATGTGGACATGATTATTCACATGATTGCGCTCGCCTTCAACTTGCCCTACGGATTTTGCTATGATCTCGCCAAGCTGGGTGGCCCGACTGTTCGACTGGAAATGGCCTTGGCCGCAAGAACATTCCGCAGGTGGCAGGGTATTCTTGAGGAGAAATTCTTTGATCGCGTAAAGAACATCGTGATCGCAGATGCTATTTCTCGTGGGATTGTTCCCCCAGCCAAAAACTTTATGACTGGTCGCTGGATTTACCCAAGCGATCCGACCATTGATGTTGGCCGTGACTCGCAGGCGAACATCTCTGAGTTTAAGGCAGGCCTTCGCACGGCATCCGAAATCTACGGATCAAAGGGCGAGGACTATGAGGAGGCACTACGGCAAAGAGCTTATGAAGTTAAATACGCTAGCGAACTATCTAAAGAGTTTGAAATTCCTGTGGAATCCATTTCAGAAGCCTTCAAGCCAAATCCCTCGCCGATGCCTCAAATGCCCGAAGTGTCGGGGATGCCAGAAGTGGCGGAAGGCGACAAAGGAGCCGAGGAAGAACCAGAGCAGGTAGAAATCCCAAGGGCAAAAAGAACTTCAAGCAACAAAAGCGTCAGCCTTCGTGAAGCGGAAATGATTTTGGATGCGATTGAAATGCAGTCTATCCAAGACATTGACCTGACCCCATCGGACGGAATGGTTGATGCTGCCAAAGCTGCTCTGCGTGTTCGTGCGGAAAAACCAGCCAGCGAGCGTGGCATGACGCAGGTTGGGATCGCAAGGGCTAGGGACATTATTGGGAAAAAGAGGCTTTCTCCCCGCACTTGGCGCAGAATGAAAGCATTTTTTGACAGGCATGAAGTTGATAAACAAGGCTCAAGCTGGGATGAGCAAGGTCGTGGGTGGCAGGCTTGGAATGGATGGGGCGGTGACGCTGGCTACTCTCGTGCAAAGAAAATCGTAGCACAACTGAACAAGCTTCGGGACGGAGAGTAGTCTCGTGATTGGCTTCTGCTACAACTCAAAAAGGGTTGAGCTATACGACCCTTCTCAAGCTAGGGATGAGTCTGGCAAGTGGACTGGCTCTGGAAGCGAGCAAACTCGTGAAAGAGCAATTGCAGACGCAGGAAGGGGCACAACTATTTATCACGGAACCTCTGCAAATGTCTTAAAAAAAATAAGGGAAAGCGGGTTAGAGCCATCAAAAAAAGGAGTTTATGGAAGAGGTGTTTACGCAACAGACAATCAAAAAGTTGCCCTAGAGTATGGATGCCTAAAAATGCCAGAGTCAGCAAGAATTGGAGGAAAGCTTCTTATTGGATTGGTTGAGGTTGTGGGCACTGGATTTGAGAAAGTTTATCAGGAAAGAAAAAAAACAGACAGCTTCAAGATACTTCTTTCCAAGGGAAAAGTACCGCCTAGCGCAATCAAAACCATGAAAATCTTTGACGCAAAATCCGTGAGAAAATGGATTTTTGAAGGAGGAAAAAAGCCAGCAGCCCTCGCAACAAAAAATCTTGAAGAAGGAATTTATTATGTTCCAGTTCTTATTGATGAATCTGAGCTTAATATGGGTGTTGAATATGTCGGTTCCCCGAAGGAGTCCTGCCCAGTCGCAACACAAGACATCAAAACAAACCTAAAAAATCGAAAGCATGCAGTGGATGATGCAAGCTATGGACCAGCAAACCCAAAGGAACCCAATGAAGAATTTTGGAAGAGCATGGCTAAAAACTTTAATACGGATGTTGAGGAGGCAAAAACCATGCGCTGTGGCAACTGCGCTGCCTTCAATAAGACAAGCCGTATGCTTGCTTGCATCAAAAAAGGGATTGGCGAAGATTCCGATGAGGTGGCAAAAGCTGGCGATCTAGGCTTTTGCGAGTTCTTTGATTTTAAGTGCGCCTCTTTACGCACCTGCTCTGCTTGGGTTGTGGGTGGGCCGATTACGGACAAGGATGAAAAGAAAGACCTCGACTGCGGAACTGGTGCTGGCGGATTTAAGTCTGGCAACACCTGCGCCAAGGGTGGTGGGGGTGCTGAAGAAAAAGTCAAAAAGCTGGTTGAGCAGATTAAAAAAGAAGATCCCAAGGCAGATGTTGGCTCTGAGCTTGTTCGCAGAGGCGCAGACTCGCTCGTAAAGGCTGTTAGCGGTGCTGTTGTAAAAGCCACATATGGGGTTACAAAAGCCAAGGAAATCGCAAAATGGATCAGAAGCTCAGAAGGCCAGAAGTTTATGGGGAATGTTGCGAGTGGCTTGAGGCTAACTGGCGCAGGGGCAATCGGGGCTTTAAGAGGGATTCACAACGCAAGGTTTAGGATTCTCGTGTCTGGCCTGATTAACCCTGCGCTCGTGCCGTATTTTGTCAGCGCATCAGCTATGAAGGGATTTTTTGACGGAGCAGTAAAGGAATATCGCAACGAGGGTGGCGGAAGGCAGATTTCTAATGCAATCAGAAGCAAGACTGGAATTAAGCCCATGCAGGCTTTTGTGCAGACAATCTCGCTTCAGGTTAAGAATCCGCCGATTGAGGATGTGGTTGCTTACCTTACGGATGTTCTTCGTGTGTCCATTGACGAAGCTATTGAGGGCAAAAGAACATTTGAGATCACAAGTTTTTACGATCCATCGCAGGCTAGAGATGAAAGCGGAAAGTGGACTGGCGGTGGAGCAACCACATCTCAGGCTGACCCAGAAAGAGTGCAGGCAATCGAGAAAGAATTAAGGGCGACAGGATATGAGGTAGATACAGTTCCCAAAAAGGAGGAAATGGCAGAGTTAAAAACCTGGGCAAAAAGCTTGGCAGAAAAAAAATATACACCAGAAGATGCCGAGCGCATAGCTGTTGGGCTAAAGGATTACGCAAGTCCAAGCCCGCTAGTGGATGGTGGATTTAGAGATGTAAATAAATTTTTAAGGGGAAAAGAGCTTAGTCAGGAAAAGATTGAAAGATCGCTCGAGACTTTAAATGCACTGCAAATGGCATTTGATGGCGGACCAAAGTACGATGGGGATGTGGTGTATCGTGGCTCTAAATCAAGTTCGGTTTATGAAGGCATTAAAAAAAGCTATACACACAATGTAGCAAAAAACATAAGAGAAGGCTCAGTACTAAGCAACAAGGGGTTCTTTTCTGCCACAAAAAGCGAAGACATCGCAAATGAGTTTGCTGGGTATATGCCAAAGAAAAGCCAGATAAGTATGAGCCAATCTCAAATCTTTATGAAAATCTCAAACGCAAAGAATAAGGGAATTGTTATGCCTTTGTTTGCTGGAATCGGAAGGGAAAAAGAAGTCTTGTTTCCAGAAAAAACAAAGATTAAAGTTACAAAAGTGAAAAGAATAGAAAATAACGCTCCCGAAAGCTGGGTAAAAAGAGGTATTCCTAAAACATATGCCACTTTTATAGAGGGAGAGATTTTATAAAATGACATCCGAAGCAAGCGCATCACAAGAAAGAATCTCGGACTTTGAGGGTTTTGAGATTGAGGAGCCAGAGGAGCTTGCCTACGCCAGTGGCGGAGGTGGTGCGCCAGCAGGAACTATCCCAACCGCCGTGATTGAAGGACAGGACAAGGACTACGAGCTTTCAAAATACACAAAGCCAAGCCTTCGGGAGCGCATCAAGAACAGAATCCTTCGTGGAACAAAAGGGGGAAAGGCTGGGCAGTGGTCGGCGAGAAAGGCACAGCTTCTCGTACAGGCATACGAAAAAGCTGGTGGCGGATACAGGGGTGGCAGAAGCAAGGCGCAGGCCAGCCTAAAAAAGTGGGGCAAGGAGAAGTGGACTACTTCCGACAAGAAGCCATCACTCCGCAAAGGCAAGGACAAGCGTTATCTGCCAGAGCGTGTCTGGAAAAAGCTTACACCAGCGCAGAAGGCTGCTGCCAACAGGACAAAGGCAGAGGGAAGCAAAAAGGGAGAGCAGTTTGTTCCGAATCCTCCTTCCGTAAAAAAGGCCTTTTCATACAACGGAAAGGTGTTTGAATTGTAGGATGGACTGGGAAATTGCCGTACCAAGCTACCGAAGGGCGCAGACGCTTCGGGAAAAAACGGCATCCCTTTTGGAGCGATACAAGATTCCGCCTGAGCGGGTGACTATTTTTGTCGCAAACGAGCAGGAGAAAATCGCATACGCAAACGAGCTTGCCCAAACCCCATACAGGAACATTATCGTTGGGGAGGTTGGGATGGGAGCAATCAGGCGTTTTATCCAAAAGCATTACCCAGAGGGAACGAGGGTGATGAACTTGGATGACGACCTTTCCGAAGTGCTTAAAAAGAAAAGCGACAAGGAGCTTGTTCCAGTCGAGGACTTGGGCAGGGATGTGATCGAAAGGGGATTCTACGAGTGTCAAAAAAACGGAGCAAAAATGTTTGGAGTTTATGCTGCTGCCAACCCCATGTTCATGCGAAACCTTGTGTCCGTTGGGCTATACTACTGCATCGGCTCGTGCTGGGGTGTTGTGTCTAGGCACGACAAAGACCTGTCCGTAACCTTGGACGACAAGGAGGATTTCGAGAGAACGCTACAGCACTATGTGAAAGACGGATGCGTGGTGCGCCTCGACGACATAACTGTAAAGTCAAAATACTATACCGAAGCTGGCGGAATGCAGGTCACAAGAACCGAGGACAGAATCAAAACTTCCGCTGAGAATCTGGTCAAAAGATTTCCGCATCTTTGCTCTATGTACATTCGTGAAACGACAGGCCATGCCGAGCTTCGACTGCGGGATTCACGAGGGGATGCAAAGCCAATCGAGGTTTTGAAAAAACAGGGATTCAAGTCACTCAAGGTCGCAAAACCGCCCAAAGAAGTCCGTTTTAGGCGTTAATTTTACAAGATCATTTAGCTCTTCATTAGTGATTTATGCCCTAATGCTAAAAAAGTATTTGCCAAGCGGGTTGGGATATGGCATAATACTGACATGATAAACGAACAAACAACCTTCGGAATCGAGATCGAAACTCAAGTCCCCGCTAACCTCGGAATGCAAATTGGCCATCACGGAAGTGGCCTTTCCGTTCGGAGAGTTACCCTTCCCAATGGCGAGCAGGTTCAAGCACCCCTCTTTGCTGGTGATTCTTGGAAGGCTGACTGCGACCCCTCGATTCGCACCCTCAACAACTACAACAAGTGTGAGTTTGTCTCTCCGATTCTTCGTGGCGACCAAGGCCTTCAACACATCCTAGACTTTCTCGCCTTCCTCAAGCGCATCGGAGCCAAGCGTCCGATCCGCACTGGCGGAGAAACCCACGGAGGAATCCACATCACGATTCACGCTGGCTCTGCTTGTGGCTCTCGCTCCCCTGCGGACATTCTCAACTGGTGCGAGAAAGTCGCTCGCCTTGGCTTTCGCCTTTCTCCTGTCCTCTATGGGCAAAATGCGGAACGCAGGGATCGCTCTCGCTGGTGTCCCGTGATTCCCTCTCGTAGCCAAGACAGCGAAATCAAGCGAGCCAAGGACTCTTGCTCCCTCATGATTAACATTGGCAAGTATGCACTTATCAACTTCTCAAAGCTTCGCACGACTGGTTGCATCGAGTTTCGCAGTTTCTCTACGACCCTCAATCCGACCAAGGTGATGCTGATTCTTGCGAGCGTCCTTACGCTTTGCCAAGAGGCCAACAATGAGAATTTGCCCAACTGGGCTTCGTCTCGTCGCCTCAACTCGGTCAAGTCTCACGAGCTTTTCAAAACGGTCTGGTCTTGGGCTTCTCGTCGCTATGTGACTAAGAGGTTCCCCACTCTCCGCAGATTGTCTCGCCTCATGTTCAACTGGGGCTATGCCTCCTGCTTGTTCTTTGATCGCCTTCGCTTCGGAGCAAGCCTCACTCCCCAAGTTGAGTCTTTCAATTCCGAGGCTCTTGAGCTTATGGGAACTGCTGGGTGGCAGTCCCATGTGAGAGGTGCAATCTAACCAACAACCAACCAAGAAAGAACCAATACCATGTGCGTAATCGTAATCAGTCCGAAGAAAGCCAATCGCCCCACGCTGGAAACCCTCAAGGCTTGCGAGGCAAGCAATCGTGACGGAGGTGGCGTGGCGTGGCTTGAGAATGGCAAGCCCACCTATCGCAAGGGCGTGGATGCAGAGTTTATCCACGACATCATGCAACTCGTAAGCGGGCCAGTCGTTGCCCACTTCCGCATCGCCACGGTGGGTGGCGTGAAGCCAGTGCTGTGCCACCCCTTCCCTATTAGCCCCAAGCCAAGTCAGGCGTTGCAAGGCCAGCACGATGCCCTGCTGTTCCACAATGGCACTTGGTCGCAGTGGGAGGGAACGCTCGGTGCGGTTGCCAAGCGTTACAACCTTCAGCCAAGCGGGGAGTTCTCCGACTCCCGAGCCTCTGCGCTCGTGGCTTCTGTCGTAGGCCTCAACTCGCTTTTCAAGATGGGTGGCAAGTTCTGCGTCATCAAGTCCGATGGGGCTTGGATGTACAATGACGGATGGACGAAGCACTCCGACGGCAACTGGTACTCAAACATGTGGTGGAGGTCTCGTCTCGAAAAGAAGTCCAAGTACAACTCGACCTACCATCGCTCCTCGCTTTTTGACGAGGCTTGCGATATGCTCAGTGAGCAGGGACGACTCTCTCGCCAAGCCGAGAAGCATCTTGAGTACCAACCCAACATGAGAAATTCGAATATTCGCAGAATGGTTGAACGCAAGGAGGGCTTGCTCTCCCTTCGAGAAACCATCAACAAGCTTGGGGGTTCCAAGTGATGGTTGTCTCGCTAGCCAAGGCAGTCGGAATGTTTGACTGCTCCCATGCTGTGGAGGTTCGTGAATCAAAGAAGAAAAAAGGCCAGAGCCTTTGGCACATTTTCAATAGAAGGTGGCAAAAGGTGTGGCCTAGGGCCATCTATGCAGAGACGGAGCTCGAAGCCATTATAAGGTGCAAGGGCATGGTCGAGGAGAAGCTTCTTAGCCTTGCCAAAGGCAAGCCCAAAAAGGTGGACTTCAAGTGAATAAAAAGACCCTAGCTGATGTATTGCTTGGATGGACTCTTGCAACCCTGTTCTGGTGGGCGGTCTTTGCCCTTGTTTTTGAGGCCATAAAATAGCTTCAGAATCCTCCTAAAAATCGTCTTCATGGAGGGGTGAGGACGCTGGCCTCCTAACTCGCACTCAGGCAGTGTTCCTCGTGGAACATTTGCTATATGTATAGCAGTTGACAATGGCATCTGGGGTATGCCCCTTCCGAAACCCGCAAAAGGTGAACGCATGGCAGATTTTTTGGGGAAATTCATGGGGAATGCAACTGCCGTGAAAGACTATCCCGACACCAAGCAAAGATATGCTGTCGGAGCCAGCATTTTTAGGAATCGCAAGAAGCACCGCCGCATGTCCGAGCTTCAGGAATCCGCCATTCTAACACCCAACGAAGGGGAGAGTTTTGCAGAATACTTGGCTAGGTTTGTAAAGGATGCGGAAATGACAAAGATGTTCCCAGATTCTGGGGATCGTGCGGAAGTTGCCTCCGAGCTTTATGAAGACATGGAGGAAGGCTCCGAATCAGAGGCTGAGTACACGGAAAGTGATGAATCTGGCGAAGATTCAGAAGCTGGCTCCAGCGTTGAAAAAATTGCCCCAGCCCTAGAAGACGGCGGAGAGGTAGATGATATTGATGAAACTGGCCTCTCCCTTCGAGGTGTTTCCGTTCTGACAACTGGTCGAGCCAAAGGTCACAATCTTGAGATTGACGACACCACGCTACAGCAGGTTTTAAAATGCGCCAACAGCTACAAGGGCGGAGTGAAAGTGAATGAAAATCATGGTGCTGGCATTGGCGATATTGTTGGAAAACTAAATAATTTTCGAATTGATGAGAGCGGTGAAAAACTGATCGCAGACTTAACCTTTCTCAAAAGCAGGAAAGATCGTGCAAAATACTACATGGACTTGGCAAATGAAATTCCAGATTCCTTTGGGATCAGCATCTCTTTCTCTGGAGAATCTGAGCCAACAGGCACTGGAATTGACCTTGCTCGATGCTCAGAGCTTTACTCGGCAGACCTAGTTCAACACCCAGCCTCAAACCCCACAGGGCTGTTCTCTGTGGAGTCAGGTTGTGTAACGGTTGACAATAAGGAGATGGGTAACATGGAAAAACAAGATACTCAGCTAGGTGCAAAAGCTGAATACAAAATGGAAGACTTTGCCAGCCGCCTCGGCACCATTGAGGATCGGCTAAAGAAACTGGAAGACTCCATGGCACCCAAGGCTGATGAGCCTGTTGCCGAGGATAAAAAGGAAATGGGCGAAGTCCCTGCTCCCACCGAAAAGGTCGAAGGCAAAAAAGAAGACAAGGAGGCGACTTCCGCCATGTCCGCCGAAGTAGCCAAGACCGAGCTTTCTGGTGTTCTCAAGGAAATCCGCACCGAACTCTCCAAAATCGTGTCTGCCCCTGTGGCTCCCTCCGCCCCTGCGGTCGAGGAAAAGAAGCCCCAGACATTTGGCGAGCTTGTGAATTTCGAGATGAAACAAAAGAACATCTCAAAGGCCGAGGCTCTTCGGCTTTGTGTTGGCAAATACAACGAAGTCTATCGGAAAGAGCTTTCCGCTGGAGGAATCAAAATCCTGTAAAGGAAGGATAAAAAACTATGGCAACGCAATACGATAATGGGTACGCCACGCTGGATTTTAACAGCACCGTCACGGCAAACAGCTTGATCAGCATGACCACCACGAACAATCGTGGTCAGGCCTGCGCCACTGCTGGCAACGCCATTGGCGTTCTTCAGCAGGATGTGGTCGCTGGTCAGGCTGGTTCGGTGAAGCTTTTCTTCCCCTCCCAGTTTGCTCGCTTCACTGGCAACCTAGTAACGGCTGCCGATGTTCTTTATGTTGGTGCAACGGGTGGAGCTTCGTCTGCCGGAACGGTTGCCCTTGGGGTAGCTCGTAATTCGGGAGCGAATGGCGACACCATTGAGGTGTTTATCACCCGATAAGTATAGAAAGGATATAATACAATGGCCTATTTAACCTCTGGCGCAACCCTCCGTGGCGATATCACCACGGCCATCATCGAGGGTCAAAGCGGAAACTCTGGCTTCATCGGAGCCGATGTGTTCCCCATCTACAATAGCTCGGTGAAGGCTGGGCAGTACCTGAGGCTTCGTCTTGGCAACGCTGAGTTGCTGAATGACGATGCCTCGGTGGTTGCTCCGGGAGCCTCCTACCCGAGAACTTCTCGTGCCTTCGACAATGATAATTTCACCTGCGTTGAGTACGGACTGGAAGAGGTCGTGCCCGATGCGCTCGCCGCCGATGTTTCTCGCTTCTTCGGTCTGGAGACTGAAACTGCGAAGATTCTTCTCCGCAATATCCAGATTGGTCACGAAGTTGAGGTTGCGGCTGCGCTGTTCAACACTGGCAACTTCACCGCCACCAACTCGCTGATCGCCTACTCGGAAGCCAATCTTACGACGATTAACTTTCCCGGTGATGTAGCAGCCGCCAAACAGCGTTTGCTCAAGAAAGGCGTTCTCCCGAATGCCGTTGTGATGAGCCAAGAGGTGTTTGATCGCATCCGTCGCTCCACGCTTGCTCAAAATCAGTTCTTCGGCGTGATCTCCAACACTGGTGGGCGTTTGCTCTCCGAACAGGAAATCGCCGCAGTCGCTGGTGTTGAGTTCTGCTATGTGGGCAAGGCCGCAAAGAACTCCGCCGCCAAGGGTCAGTCCTTCAGTGGTGGGTTTGTCTGGAACAACACCTATGTGGCCGTTGCAAACATCGCTGGTGGCGACTTCGCCGCTGGTGGCGTGGGTCGGACGATTATCTGGAGCGAGGATGCCTCTGCTCCCTTTGTCACCGAGAGCTATCGTGACGAGAATCGCAGGTCAAATATTCTGCGAGTTCGCTCGAATCGCACCGTCAAGGTGATCGACACCACGGCAGCCGAGCTTATCACGACTCAGTGGGTCTAATTGGTTCCTCTGGTTAAAAGGAGGGGGATGGGAGAAGTCCTGTCCCCCTCTTTTTTTATGAAAAAATAAGCTTGCCACAAGCACTCAGATTCCCACCATAACAAAATGGACAGATTCCCGTTCAGTCTTTCACTCTACGCCATTGTTTCAAGGGAGTGTGCGTCAAAATACATTGCTCGCTCCTTGGAATCCATGCTTGCCCTGAATCCAGATGAAATTGTCCTTTGCTCCGCAATGGGAAAAGATACTGAGGAGGGATTTCCGATTCTTCAAGAGATTGGAAAAAAATTTGATGCCAAGGTTCTAAAGTATGAAAACTCGGAAGAATGTTCTGGTTGGGAGCATCTTGATAGCTTCTGCAATGCCAGAAACACAGCCCTAGATGCCTGCACAAAGGACTGGTGCATGTGGTTTGATGCGGACGATCTTTTGATTCAGGGTGCAGAAAAGGCATTTTTTGAGATTGCAAAAAAAGTAACTGACCACGACTGCATATATGCTGGATATAGCGTACCCCTTGCTGGTCTGTGTCCAGTTCGGGAAAGAATCACGAAAAAAGGCGAGTTTCGATGGAGGCATCCAGTCCACGAACAACTGAAGCCGTGGAAAAAAACAAGTGCAAAAGCAATCGGAACGCCATCCCCGCTCATTCTTCACGCACCAATCGGGTACAAAAAGAACAGCGCGGAAAGAAATCACAAAATACTGGATACTGCAACATCAGAATCACCCCTATTTGCCTACTACAAGGCAGACGAATATTTTCTTGGTGGAAATTATACCGATGCAATAAAGTGGGCAAGGGTCGCTACTTCCTATGAGTCGCTGGATATTCTGATGCGGGTTCAGTGTCATACTATTATCGGAAGATGCCTTGCAGACCCAGTGGCTAAGAGAGAGGAGCTTTTTCGCGCCCATGCCCTTCAGCCAAACAGAATTGAAGCCATATTCTATATTGCAGAGGACTACTACAACAGAAGACATTTTAATGAGGCACTTGCCCTTGCTAGGTCTGCATGCACAACCCCCAAGCCAAATGTTTCATACTGGACAACCAAGGATGGAATTTACGACTGGGAGGCTCCAGACCTTTACGAGAGATGCGCTAGGGCCACTGGAAATACAGAGCTTGTTTCGTTTTTACAAGAGCAGAAAAGAAAGGAGTTTGGGGATGTGGACATAACGCTTTGCCATGCCACGGCAAGACCAGACTCTTTCCATTCCGCCAGATGGTTGTGGCTTTCGCAGGCAAAGCATCCAAACAAAATTCAGCATATTCTTGGAGTGGACGAGGATCATCCAAAATACGCTGGGAACGAAAAGATTATTACACCCAACGGTGGATGCATAGGGGGATGGAACGCTTGCGCCAAGCAAGCCAAGGGCAAGTACATTGTTCAGCTTTCGGACGACTTCCTTCCCATTTATGGATGGGATGATGAGATAAGAAAAAGAATGCCAGACACCGAGAAACCATCCGTGCTTGCCGTCTCGGATGGACATAGAACGGATGATCTTCTTTGCATTGCCATATGCACAAAAAAGACGCTTGAATTCCTTGGTGGGAATCTTTTTCACCCAGAATACGCAAGATGCAGTGGCATATTTTCTGACAACGAATTTACACTCAGGACAAAGGAAATTCAGATTCCAGCCAAAGAGCTTGTTTTCCACCACAACAATCCCATTTGGAATGGCTCTACTGGTGACGAGGTTTTCCAAAAACACAACAAGCAGGAGAATTACATACTTGGGGAGCAGATATTCAAGGCAAGAAACCAGTGAAAATTTTTATCTATCACGACCTTATTCTCAACCCAAGCATACAAAGGGACAATGCCTATTACGCCAACAGGGACAGGCTTTGGCCGCATCTCCAGTACCTGAATGACATCTATGACTTCTTTAAAAAGTACGAAACCATAAATCCAGAGGAAGCCGATTACTTTTTTGTTCCTCTTTTTATTACTGGACTTCAGTGGAGCAACATAGACCCAGAGTATCTTATCCGAGAAAAATGCATTCACTTGGAGCGAGGGAATCACATTCTTGTATCAACAGGAGATGTCGGTCAGAGGGCGGAGTCACGGCACGAGATGACCCACGAGGACAACCCGCAGAGGGCTTACGACAAAAAATACAAATGGCTAGACGGAAGATTCAGGCTGATTGTTCTTGAGTCCACCGAAAGTCTTTTTCCGCAGGACATCGCCATACTTCCTTACCAAATCAAAATAGAGGAAGCCCAGCCAGTCAAGCGTGACATATTTGCATCTTTTGTCGGCGGATTAAAACATCTTCACCTGCCCCCAGAACATATTCGTGGGGGTCGCCTGCTGGAGCTAAAGGAAAAAGCATCGGACAAGGTGTTTATTCTTTCTCCAGAAGAAGCGGTAGAAAAGTTTGAAGGCCTAAAAACCTATGGCGAAATTATGCGCCGTTCCGCCTTCACCTTATGCCCAGCAGGGTATGGAAGATGGTCATTTAGAATCGTGGAGGCCATTCTTAACGGATCAATCCCAGTGATACTATCAGATGATTATATTCTTCCGATGGCTGATAAAATAAACTGGAAGGATATTTCCATTGTCATAGCAGAAAAAGACCTGATGAAAGTTGAGGAGACTCTTTCAGGAATTTTGCAAGACAGAATCGACAAGATGCTTGAGGCGGTAAATCAATCCAAGCCTCTTTTCAAAAAAGATTTTATTCTAAGCTATATCGCAGAAAGGCTTTTATCCGTTTCTCCCGCTGATGTCGCCATCGGCAAAATGCGTGGGCCAGAGCTTATGCAAATTATCTGCGTGGATGTTACCAATAAGTGCGATCTTTCCTGCTCAAACTGCACAAGACTTCTAAAAAATCAGGACTCATTCTGGGAAATGACACCAGAGAACTTTCGACTGGCACTTCAAAGCCTGAAAAACTACAAAGGCATCATCGCTATGATAGGCGGAAATCCCTGTGTTCATACCCAGTTTGAAAAGTTATGCGAGGTATTCAGAGAGGAGATTCCAAATCAATTTCAGCGTGGTCTTTGGACAAACAATTACTTTAAGCACAGAGAAGTCATTGAAAGAACATTCGGTGCGCTAAATCTTAACCCGCACAATGTAGAGAGGGCAAACAAACCCCTCAAAGACC